CCGAGGCCGGTGTAATGGACATGCAGGGCGGCGCGTCGCCATTCACGACCTACGCTGGGCCTGCCGCGAATGCAGGACAAGTTAGCGGAGGGCCAGAGAGGTCCATGGGGTTAGAAGATCCAAGTGTAGTAGAGAAGTTTATTGGAGATTTTCCGCCCTCACAGAGAAGATCAGAGGAATCGTTTTTCGATCCTTATTTCAGTCTGATCTCAACGCTTCCGTTGGCTATTCCAGCTTATAGGGCTGCTCGTCAGCCTTTGATAGATAATGAGGGTGGAATTGTAAACCAAGTAGCTCAAAATGCAGAAGCCCAAAAACCAACTCCTATTCCCAAGAGTAAGTCTTTAACTATTACTCCGGCTGCAACTCCTCAACCTTCGTCTCCACCCGCTCCTTTTAATCCTGAAACACCTAGAAATCCTGCTAGTCCTGTTAATGTAACAAACCAAGGAGCTAAACCAGCTTCAGCACCGTTCGCAGTTCAGTCACCTACGGCTGCTCCTACTGTTCCTCCTAAAACTAGTGATGAAGTTTTAGATGAAGCAACGAAGGGACAATCTAAATTGAACCAGACAGCTATTACACAGTCTAACGAACCTGATCTTTCTCGTGTTATGACTGATGGACCTAAAATTAGTCGATTAGACGGTTCGGGAAATAATGTTAGGGCTACAATGAAAGATGGTAATATATTAAAAGGCAGATTAAAAGAAGTCGATGGAAAAATGTACTTTGTAAGTGGAACTACTACATTTGATGTTGACTCCGGTTATCGACTAACTCCTGGATTTATGACTGACGCTAAAACAAGTAATAATCAATATCTTTCAAAGATTCTACAGGGTCTTAGGGAAGCCGCTCGTTCTTTTGGGAGGTAAAATGCGTCTAGAAGCTTTACTACAAACTTTATCTATAAATGAAGCTATCAGAGCCATTCGCAGGTCTAAAGGAGCGGGCCGAGCAGCTTTAATGGCTACTTTGTCTAGAGATCATAACGACGCTTTTATGGAACAAGTTAGAAAGAAACTAGATGAACCAACAATCGGAAAGCTCATTAGTAGAGGATGAAGCTCCTTTAATCCTTCCTGACGGTTCTGAAATCCTTCCTGCTGAAAGGGCGCCAGTACAAACTAACTTTGTGGAAGTTCCGTCAGGAACGGAAGCAATAAGCATCGTTGTGGCTACTAGACGTTCTATAGTGGATATGCCTGTCCCTCCTAAACAAATGAACGCCATAAGTGTTGTCGTTGCTTACAAGATGTTCGGTCTAAACGATGCAGACATATCTGTTGCTACGGGAATTCCGTTAGAGCGGGTTGAACGAATGCAGATGTTAGACGCCTTCACTGAAATGTGGGATGCTGCTGTCTCTAACATCATCGCTGCGGATAGTGCTGATATTGAACAGATGATCCACCGAACAGCTCGTAACGCTGTTAACAGACTTTCTCATGTAAACAATGAGTCAACTGATCCTTTCGCTATTATCGCTTCGAGTAAAGATTTGTTAGACCGTCATGAAAGAACCAAGGAACGAAAAGGCAAGGATGATAACAATGCTCTTCGAATAGAAATCATTCGAAGGGATGAAAGCGAAACTAATCCTGAAATGGAGTTTAATGATGGCGACAGTAGCTGACGCAAGTGGAAATTCTCCAGTAGGTTATGGAACTGATCCTGCTTATAAAAAATTGCTAGAAGGTTCTTTTACAGGAACAGGTCAGTCCGGTTCTCTTTATTTATATGGGGACTTTGACTTATCTTTATCTGGTTGGGGATCAGCAACAGTTCTTCTTCAAAAGTCTTATGATGCAGGAACGAATTGGAAAACAATAGAAACATATACTGCCGATGCACAGCCTTCTGGAGTACAAAAGAATAAAGATGGTGCCTTGTTCCGTTTGAACTGTACAGTACATGGTTCGGGAACTATCGTCTATCGTCTAGGAAACTAATTCATGCACAGACCCTGATACACCACAAAGGGTGTTTGCCGATGCCTAACTTCCGTCTGTTTGAGGACTCTATACAAGAAGCCTTTCAGAATGATTTGACTAAGGTTCAAATCTTCGGTGGTGGCTTTGCTAATGGAAAAACAGCTAATGTAGCTGTGAAAATTCTTCGTATTGCTAGGGAGTATCCTGGTGCTAACATTTTAGCTGCTCGGGCTACTTATCCTAAACTAAATGATACCCTTCGTAAAGAAATGTTGAAGTGGTGTCCTAACACCTGGATAAAGAAGCGTCCGACTAAAGATGCAAATGACTTAGTTCTAAAGAATGGATCAACCATCAACTTTCGTTATATAGCTCAACAAGGTAAGTATAAGAGTGACGCAAGCTCTTCAAACCTTCTTTCTGCTACCTACGACGCAATTGTGGTCGATCAGATCGAAGACCCTGAAATTGTAGCTAAAGACTTCGATGATTTGAATGGCCGTCTTCGTGGAATGGCTAAGTACGATCCTCCAGACGGAAACTTCGATCCTAACATGCCTAGAACTGGTCCTCGCTGGTTCATGATTACACTCAATCCGACTAGAAGCTGGCCTTATAAGAAATTAATCAAACCGTTACATGATTTAGCTCGCGGAGTTAAAAATCCGAACTTAATCGTCAATGAAAAGGGCGAACCTCTAATCAGTCTTCATGAAGGCTCCACTTATGAGAATAAAGATAATTTAGAGCCTGACTTCATCGAGATGTTAGAAGCTACTTATAAAGGAGTTATGCGTGATCGTTTTCTTCTTGGTTTGTGGGCTGCTTATGAGGGGCTTGTCTACTCAACTTATCAAGATGAAGTACACCAGATCGATTACGCGGTCGCCCTTAAATACTTCTATGATCTTTTAGAACAAGGAACTTATCCTACAATCGTGGAAGGGTTCGATTATGGTATCGCCGTCGCTTCCTGTTACTTGTTAGGTTTCCGTGATCTATTTGGTAATGTAATCATCCTTAAAGGCTTCTATCAAGCTGAAATGGAGATTGAAGAGATTATCAGCAAGATCACTAAGCTAAGGAGAGAGATCCTTCCTTCTCAAGCCTTTCCTGACAAGAGTTTGGCTCCTGTTATCTCTGATCCTAGCATCTTTAGACGTATTTCAGGAGAAAAGAAGACTAAAGGACCGAGTATAGCTAGAATGCTTCATGATGAAGCTACTAGACAGGGGGCTCGTGTTTCTTTCGTTCGTGGCAACAACGATATTATTAACGGGATTGCTAAGGTTCAGACTTATCTTCATCCGCAGCGGTTTCATCGTCATCCTGTCACTAACGAGCTTAATTCTCCTTACATATACTTCGCTGATGATCTAGATTTCATGGCTGACGAATTCAACAACTACTTTTGGGCTAAAGATACTCAAACAGGAGAACCAAAGGACAAGCCGCAAGATAAAGACGATCATGGAATGGATACAACGAAGTACATAGTTTCTAAGATGCCTACAATTGCTAAGATCAAACCCGTTCAAGCGGTACAAGTTAAAATGCCTGGGTATCTACTCTGGCACGAGTATGAAGAACGTCAAGACCGTCGCCGAATGGCTAGGAGTGCATAATGGTAGACGAGACAGTTCCCGATAATGTAGAAGCTCAGATTGATGAGACTACAGGCACGAAGCGAGTTAAAGGAAGCTCAGGTAAACAGGAGCCTTCTTATCGCGTCTTTGCTGAAGCTAAACTTCCTGTTTCAAAGCATTATGGTCCTATTTGGAAGACCAGAAAAGAAACAGGAGAAACAGCTCGCGATAAGTACAAAGACGCTTGGGACGAAGCTATTCGCTATTACAATGGTGACCAGTTAAAACATAGAGATGTAGGTAGAGAAGAAGAAGCAGGAAACCAAACTTACTCTCGCCATCTAGGAGGAAAGTGGTCCGAGACTGAGAACATAGTCTTCTCGAATATTACTACTCTTCTTCCTGGGTTGTACGCTAAAAATCCTAAGACAGAAGTTACCGACGATAAAGGTAATGAAGAACGCGCCCGTATGTGGGAACGTCTGGTCAACGCCTTGTTTGCTGGTAAAGCTCACCCTTCTGTTAATATGAAACCGAAAGCTCGTAAAGCAGTCTTAAAAGCTCTCCTAACTAACTGTGCTTGGGGTGAAGTTGGATGGACTAAGCGAGAGGGTTCTAACGAACAGACTATGGAGGAAATTGAGAAACTCTCCGAGGAACTCGCCAAAGCCAAAAGCCAAAGGAAGATCTTCGAGATAGAAGGTCAGATCATGGCGCTAGAAAAGCACCTTGACATTCTGTTGCCTGAAGGGCCGTTCGTTCGAGTTCGTGATGCTTACGATGTTGTAATCGATCCCGAAGGAGAAGAAGCCGACCTAACAGATCATAGATGGATACTGATAGCTGATATGCTTCCGACTGAATACTTAAACGCTCGTTATACAACTGGCGGAGAAGATAAAAAGTCCGTCTACAAGCCTACTCATTTATTGCGCGGTACAAACGAAGGCACTGATACAACAGAAGAAGATGTAAACAATTTTGTCCTTTTTCCTAAAGAGGGAGAAGATAACGACGAAAGAGACAAAAGCAGAGATCGAACTAAAGTATGGTTTTGTTGGGATAGAACCACTCGTCGCGTATTCATGTATCATGACGAGGATTGGACTTGGCCTATTTGGGTTTGGGACGATCCTTATAAGCTGACAAACTTCTTCCCTGTTTGTCCTCTAGCTTTTCATGACAACCCAATTAGCTGGTACGCTAAGGGTGAAGTTACATACTATCTAGATCAACAAGACGCTATCAACGATATTAATTCCGAACAAGCTACAGCACGCACTTGGGCACGCAAGAACATCATCTATGATACCAACTCAGGTGTAACAAAGGAACAAGTTGAAGGACTTCTCCATGGTGGTGGAGACGAGAACGCTGTTGGTATTGATCTCCCTGAAGGAATGAAGATAGGCGACATTGTAGGTACAGTTCCTGTTCCTTCTTTGAACTTTCCTCAACTTTTTGATAAGTCAGACAAGTACCAAGCTATTGATCGTATCTCGTCTGTCAGGGACGTTGAACGAGGGGCTCAATTTCGAACTAACACTACTAATGATGCAATCGAAGAATATACTCGTACAGGAGCGGTTCGCTCTGACGAGAAAGTTGATCTAATCGAAGATTGGTTAAGTGCTGTTGGTAGAGGATTACTAGAACTTTGTTTGCAGTTTATGACTCCCGAACAAGTAGCCGCTCTTATAGGAGCCGAACAAGCTGCCGGTTGGGAGTCTATGGACTCCGAAACAATTCGTACTGAAGTTAACATTCGAATTATAGGGGGTTCTACTGCTAAACCGACTTCACAAGCTAAGAAGAAAGAAGCTCTTGAAGCTGGACAAATCCTCGGTCAGTTTGCTAATGCTACACCGATCGTCGTTGAAATCATGCTTCGTATGTTTGAACAAGCTTTCGATGAAGTTGTCATCAAAGCTGAAGATTGGAAACTTGTTAGAGAAACAATGTTCGCTTCACTAGATAAGGCTGGTCAAGGTCCGGGCGGTCCAGCAGCAAACGGAACTGGACAAATTCCTCCAGAAGCTCAACAAGCTATTCAACTAGCTGTTCAGCGTGGTGTATCACCGGAACAAGCTCAACAGGCTGTTCTATCTCAACTCAGTCAATAATGGAGACTTATCATGGCTGATGAAAATACAACTACCGAAGAACAAGATGCTATCAGTGCTACTATAGATGATTTGGAGGGTTCAAGTGTATCCGCTAACGATCAAGACCAAGGGAATGAAGGCGGACAAGAAGGTCAAGAGACTGACTCTGACAATCGCCAAGGCACTGAACAAAACCAAACTACACAAGGACAACAAACGGGGACAGATACCCAAAACACTGGTGGTCCCCAAGATTTAACGCTTCCTAACGGACAAGTGGTTAAGAGTGGAGCCGAGCGGCGTATCTATGAAAGAAACGCTTATGAAGCTTACCAACAAGCTCCACAGCTTAGACAAGAAAACGAAAACCTGAAGTCTCAGGTTACGGCTTTTCAAGAAGCGGCTTCATCGGCTGAACGTATGGGTTTGACGCCTCAAGAAGTCACAACGGCCCACAATATCATGTCGCAGCTAAAAATTGACCCTATCGCGACGATAAATTACCTCTTGACAGAAGTGAAGGCGGCGGGGCATAATATAGAAGGCATAGGCTCAGGAATAGACGCCGCCGCAATACAAGCGATGATTACAAAACAACTTGAGCCTATCGTTTCCCGTGCTAATACTGCGGACCAACAAGAGCAAGCAAGACAGCAAGCTACCCAAACTTGGGAAAACTTCAAGCTTACTCACCCGAATGCAGCTATGCACGAGCAAGTACTAACCCAGCTTCTAGTGAATGATCGTTCATTGACGTTAGAAACTGCGTACCTAAAGTTGGAGAACTATTGTCTAAAGAAGGGCTTAGACTTCAACAAACCCTTTGTTCAAGCTAATGGACAAGGCGATACGCAGACGCAACTAGGTTCTACCCTTCCTAGAGGGCATGGCGGTAACGGAATAGTTCCTGTCGATAATGATGAACAAGTTGCAGATGAAAACGCGGCTTACTCTGACATCGTAAGAGATGCTATGAGGGACGCGGGAATGTCAACTGAGGACTTTTAACTAGGAGCTGTTATGGCACTTGCTACAGTCTTACACTCCACTTTGACCAGAAGTCGCCGTAAACTCATTATGGCGTCGGTAAAGTCCAATGCTTTGATGGCATGGGCTTTCGCTAATAGGCGTGTGGAGGTCGAACCTGGTGGTCATGAGATCACTAACCCTCTAACTCTCGGTCGAAACCCTAACATTGCTACTTATCAGTACTATGAGACTGTTCCTGTAGCACAGACCGATGAATTCGCGACTGTAACTTACACTTGGTCGCGTGTTGCTGGTACGGTTATCATTTCCGACCAGGAAGAAGACGAGAATAAAGGACCATCTGCTATCTTCAAGCTTATGAAGGGCAAGATGGACGTTCTCGAAGAGA